GACCGGCGCTGCTGATCAAGGAGCCGCAAAATTAATTGAATCTTTGACCGGAGGAACCGCCACCGCTAATGAATTTAAGGTTGTGATCACTGACGCCTCGGGCAGCACGTCTAAAAATTATGTATTCAATTTTGATCCCGAGAGCAAACAGCATATTAGAAAAGTATTTAATACTGAGGCTTATCGAGTTAATTCAACAACCGAGACAAATACTGAAACATACTGGCTCGGCGAGACATTTGAAGAATCTGTCGATCGACATGTAACAACTACCAATGCTGGTGCACAATACGGTATTATTTTAGCGCTCGCATCGGGTTCAAATAACGGCGCAGATCACAGAGGTAACTTTTTACCTTCAAAGACTGGCTGGTTTATCAACAGAGATGCTAACGAAGATTCAGCAAGCTATGATTCTTCTGACATTACAAGAGCAGAAAAGCTTTTCCGACTTGTCTCTCTTCATGATGGCGAAGATTTTGAGAAAAATTATTATGTAGAAATTAAAAATCTTTCTCTTGGTGTTCTCAACAATCCAAAATCAACTTTTTCAGTTGTTATCAAGACTTGGAGTGGACAAACTGTTGAAACATTTTCAAATCTTAACCTAGATCCGGGCTCCTCTGACTTCGTAGGCCGAAGAATAGGAACTCAATATAGAGAGTGGGATGCAACAGACAAGAAATACAATGTGAAAGGGCGTTACCCCAATCTTTCAGATTTTGTTTATGTCGACTTAGCTGAAAACTTGAAAAATGGTGTTGGTCCAACTGATGCTTTTGCTATTCCGTTTGGATTTTATGGCCCAGTTAGATTTAAAGGTTTTGCAATTAGATCTGGTAGTGCAGATACAGAAGTATTTGGAGGCGGATCTGCATTCAATGATGCCTTCGTAGAAGGTTCTGGTTCCATTCCAACAACTGGGGTTCCATCTACTGAATTTGCTAGTCTCTTTTTAAGAAGGACAGCTAGTTTTGTGTTTCCAGATCTTAAACTTACTACTGAAAACGCTTATGATCCCGGAAATAAAAACTTTGAAGCAAATAATCAAGCAACAGTTCTCGGTATTTGGCCAAGAAGAGATGGAAAACTTCAAAGAGACAACAGTTACGTCGACCTTGTTCGTGCGCTGCCAAGAAACTATGATGTACACGCTGACTCTCCTTCTGGTAATTTAGAACGTTCATTTATTTTTACATTGGACGAAGTTATTTACTCTGCAAGTGAAGGCGCAATGTACTATGAATCTGGTTCAAGAGCAGCCGGAACTTCCTATACAGCCACCAGTGGATCACAAAAACTTATTGATTTGAACTTTGGCGGCTTCGCTGCTCCGTTTTTCGGAGGAAAAGATGGACTTGATATCACAAATAAAGATCCATTTGCTGAAGCACATATTGGTTCAACAAAAGCAGCCAGCTATGAATTTAATACTCTTCAGAAAGTAATTGATATCGCCAAAGATCCAGAGAATGTCTCAATGGATATTCTTTCAATGCCCGGTCAAAGAGATGATGATATTATTGATGATCTTATCGCTGCCGCTGACGAAAGACAAGATTGTCTCGCCATTGTTGACGCTCCACAAAGTTACAACACAATCGGTGATGGCCGAGCAGAATCATCAGTTTCTGTAAGTGATGCTGTTAGCACAGCTCGAGGTCGAAACTACGATTCTTCTTACGGCGCCATGTACTTTCCATGGGTTCTTTTGAACAACGATCAAGGTGGAGCAAACGTGTATGTGCCTCCATCAGTAGCTGCAATTGGTGCAATGGCTGCTTCACAAAAAGCAACAGCACCATGGTTTGCCCCAGCCGGATTCAACAGAGGCGGACTTTCTAGACTTGGAGGTCCAAACGGTCCACAAGTTGTTGGTGTTGCCGAGACTCTAAACAAAGCCAATAGAGACAAACTTTATGAAACAGGCATTAACCCAATCGCAAGATTTGGTGACAACATTGTTATCTTTGGTCAGAAGACCCTTCAAGCTACACCATCAGCTCTTGATAGAATCAACGTTAGAAGACTTATGATTTTTATTAAGAAAAGAATTGGAACTATCGCCGAGAATATCTTATTTGATCAAAACATCCCTACTACATGGAGAAGGTTTACTGCGGCTGCTGAGCGTGTCCTTAATCAAGTTAAAGCAGGTGGAGGTATCACAGAATACAAACTTATTCTCGATAATACCACCACAACCCCTGATTTGGTTGACCGCAACATTCTTTACGCAAAAGTGCTTATCAAGCCAGCGCGATCAATCGAATTCATCGCTGTTGATTTTGTTATCACACGGTCAGGCGTACAATTCTAGTCAAGACTATTTAATATAAACGGAGAATAAAATCATGGCAAATTTCTGGTCATCACAAGAGACAGCACCAAAAAGATCATATAGGTTTCTTATCGAAATCAATGGTGAGCCAATATGGTGGGCTAAAAATGTTAATACACCATCATTTGATGTTGGAGAAATTGAACACTCATTTCTCGGTGGAAAGTATTACTTTCCGGGCAAAGTATCATGGACTGAGGTGTCAATGACTCTTGTTGATCCTGTTTCGCCTGACTCTGTTGCGTTCACAAATTCATTGCTTGTTGCTTCCGGCTATGTTATCCCGAATGCCGGGTTGGAGCAAGCCAACAACGATTTAAAAACTGTTTCTAAAGTTACTGCTCAAGCAGTGACTGCGGATATGAATATAAAAATTATCGTTTTGAACGAAGAAGGTGCACAATTAGAAGTTTGGACTTTAAATCAAGCTTTCATTAAATCTGCTAAGTTTGGTGATCTATCTTATGAAGATGAAAATCTTAGAACAGTTGATATTACATGGCGATACGACTGGGCAAGCTGTGAATTCAATACTGAACATCCAGATCCAAACCTTCATAACAAAAAGTTTTTTGATATTGGTGGTAATGCTGCTGGTCCTAGTAATTACGGACAAGACAACAGCAGCAACTAGAAGGTTTTATGAGCTTTTGGACAAATTTAACCAATGAACCCAAGAAACAATATCGCTTTATGCTCGAGGGCCTTGGTCTAGACAAGTGGTGGTTTGCAACTAATGTTAGCAAACCATCAGTCACTATTAGCTCAACAGAACACAAATTAGTCAACTATACATTCAAATATCCAACAACTGGTGTCTGGAATGATATCACAATATCAATTATAGATCCCGGCGACGTGACGAGAAAGCTTTACGATTCTCTTAAGAAATTTGGTTATCATCCACCAGATGCTTCATTTGGAAAATCTCCCCCAAGTAAAGATGGTATTTCAAAAGGCAATTTTGCAGATGTTATAGATAGCGGAGCTTTTGTTATTGATCAACTTGATTCAAACGGAAAGATTATTGAACGATGGAAACTAAGAGGGGCTTTTATCACAGATATTAAATTTGGTGATTTAGATTATTCATCAGATAATTTCGTCAAATTAGATCTAACTGTAAAATATGATTGGGCAACTTTGGACGATGGTGATGGAGCCAGCACTGAAAGCAATTAATATATATTACAAACATAGAGGTGTAAATGAGTAATAGAAATAATCCTAATAGGACTGGTGCAGGTGGCCAGCCTAGTGATCCAGCATCTATTTTAGGTGGATTGGATTTTGTAACTCCAACAGAATTTGTTGAACTACCTTCAAAAGGCCAATTTTATTCAGAAGGACATCCTCTGCATAATCAAGAGGTTATTGAAATCAAATTTATGACGGCGAAAGATGAAGATATTCTGACAAGCCAAAGTCTACTTAAGAAAGGCTTGGCGATTGATAGATTTCTTCAAAACGTTATTGTAGACAAGAGCATCAAACCAGACGATCTCCTAATCGGAGACAAGAATGCTGTATTGATTGCGGCTCGTGTTTCAGGTTATGGCGATTCATATGATACAATTGTTGGATGCCCAGCGTGCGCTTCAAAAAATCAGGTTTCATTCGATCTAACTCAGAAAGCAGTGCTCGAGTCTCAGATAGATACTGTTGACTATGCAAAGAAAACAACAGATGGAACCTTCTTGATTAAAATGCCTTTCTCCAATCTTGATGTTGAGTTTAAACTTCTCACAGGAAAAGATGAAAATGATCTCGCTTTTACTCAGAAAAAGAAAGCAAAAGGAAAGATGGCCGATTCAATCATGACCGATCAATACAAAAAAATGATCATTTCCGTTGGAGGAAATAACGGAAGAGATGTTGTTAATTACTATGTTGACAACATGCCTTTGAAAGATTCAAGCTTCTTGAAAGCAACGTATAGAGTGTTGAATCCAGATGTTAAAATCATGAATGAATTTGAATGTACAACCTGCGGGCACGAACAGCCACTGGAGGTGCCTTTCGGGGCGGACTTTTTTTGGCCTGACCGATAAATATATGGAGGCTGTTTACGAACAGTTTTTCCTACTTAAACATCATGGTAACTGGTCTTTCATTGAAGCTTACAATCTTCCTGTCGGACTAAGGCACTGGTTCCTTAAAAGACTT